GAAAAATTATTTATTCGGGCTTGATCGTGAAAATTTCATCTTAAAATATTTTACTAAGACAGAAGGCGTCTGCTACCTTTTTCCCTTCCCCGTTGTGAAGTCGAACTTGGTAGACAAAAAGTAAAAGGATCAGTTACTAGGCTTAGAACCCAGAAGGGTTCTAACAATGGAGACACTTTGCAAAAAGTCTCCTACACTCCAGTTGTCAAAAATGGAAACGATTTTTTCAATTTTAAAATTAAAATTGAAAACCGTAAAATTAAAAATCTATCTAATAACACTTATGGTTATTGTTATAGAACAACTGGGGACGACTATCCTAAGATCTCTGTACATAGAGAAACGAAGGTAGTCAAACCTTATGCAATTAGGTTTGGGCCAGTCACTAGGGATATTCCCTTTTGTACCGACCCAGATTTAGCAGATAATCTGCTTCTTGCATACTGTAAACGTATTAGTCCTATTATGCCTGTTGCACAACAGGAAACACTGCTAAAATTACGCAATTTTGTAGGAAGTTATTTAAAGAAAAATCTTACTCCTTTACCACATTTAAGTGATATGCAGAAACAATTTGACCTATGGCTTTTGTCTTGCCATTACACTGAAAATCGCAAGAAACAATTACGCTCTTCATTTTTAGCCTTATCACAAAGGAACTTTTTACTTTACCAAAAAGATTTTAAGGTAAAATCCTTTATTAAACGTGAATTTTATTCAACGTTAAAGAATCTTAGATTTATTAACTCTAGGACTGACATATTCAAAGTGTACTTAGGTCCTTATATTAGATTAATTGAAGACCAATTCTTCCAACTTCCTCACTTTATAAAACACCACCAGGTGTTAGAAATACCCTCCTTAATCGACAAACTTAAGACATTCAAATATTTCGTACAAACTGATTATACCAGCTTTGAATCTGGGTTCAACCCTTTATATACTGACTCAGTTGAATGCCAATTATTTAGGTACATGTTCCAAAACAACCCAATAATTCTTGACAACGTACTTAAATGTTACTACCAAACCATGCCTAATGGAAAAATAATCCCAAGGAATGAGAGTGTCAAGCATGTTAAAGGAAACTACCATTTTCGTGTGGTGGGTTCCAGAATGTCTGGAGAGATGTGGACATCCCTAGGAAACTCATTTTCCAATTTAATGAACATGTTATTTTTATGCCATTGCCACAATATACAGGTGGATGGAATTGTAGAGGGTGATGATGGAATTTTTGGAATGTCTAATAACACATTAACAAAACAGGATTTTGAAACCTTAGGTTTCACAATCAAATTGGAATACTTAAAATCATTACAAAAAGCAGTGTTCTGTGGAATTCATTATAACCCAACTGACCTAAAACCTTTGATTAGTGTTCAAAACACAATTAGAGTTGGGTGGACACATCACAGCCAATATTTTAACTCCGGACCTCAAGTCCTTAATGAGTTACTATTAGCAAAGGCTATGTCATTATACTGTATTGGACAATTTACTCCCATTGCGGGGGTACTTGCCTTCAAGATAATACAGCAGCTAAGGAAAAATAACCCCGACATCCAACCCCATAAAAGGTATTTGGAGGATTGGTGGTTTTCGACTGTTTATCAACCTTTAATTGAAAAACAGCATTATTTTGGACCAGTAACAATAACTGACGATGCACGTCAATTTTATTCTGAACAATATAACATCGACCCCTTAACCCAACTACAGATTGAGGAACTCATTTTAAATTGCAAGGATATAACCTCATTAGTGATCCCGTACAATTTATCTCGACAATGCAATCTTAGTAACTTAATGTTGCTATGATTTTGTTCTACTGGTCTTGTTATTTTTGTAAATTTCATTCAAAATTTTCAACAACTATGAGTACAGAACCCAA